ATGTAGCCAAGCGCACACGTTCCGCCAACTGTGCCGATTGGCTGGTAACTGCTGGCGGCTTGACTTTCCCATACTGTGGCAGTCTGTAGGTTGCCGCTCATGTCAACGATAGCCAGACGCACGGCGGGCGTAGTAGTCTCACCGTTGGCGATGGCGGGCGCGTCGATGGCGGCGGTCACGATCACCGTTGTCGAGTTTACATTCTGCGGGATGATTTGCGCCGAGCTCTGCACGGGGCTTCCGACTACTGCCAGGTTCGTCATCTCGCGCAATGCCGTGACGTTGATCAAGAAGTTGGCACCGATGTCGCGCTGTATGATGCGGGCAGTGATGTCTTCGCCTTCGTCGTCAGTCCATGTGATCAGGTCGTTCTCGAGCAAGTGCAGGTAAGCACATGGCAACGTCATGCGATACTTGCGCCGGTTTACCCATGCCCGGCGCATGATGGTCGTTGCCAGATCCTTAGATTCTCGACGAGTTAAAACTAGCGAACTCAGATCGACCGTTTGCTCGTTGGTGTGGCTAGACCCGGCAGGGTTACGCAGTCCAAAGTGCTCATACCCACCATTGTAGTACTGGTCTGGATCTTGAAACCTGATGCCGACACTCGTTGGCATGTCGGACTCCGATGCGTCTACCATTTGCACCTTGTCGTGCGGTGCTTCCTCGCCATACATCCGGGTGCCGAAGTCGCTAAACGTTGCGCCGTTTTCTATTTGCACGCTGTCCGCGTCATCGACTGAGAACAGAGCGATCACTCCGCCCCTGTTCTGCGTCAGTATCTGCCCTGCAACCAGAACGGGCTGCATCTGCTGAATGACTGGAGCCGAGCCGCGAACGGTAAAGCCTCTAAACATTCTCGGAGTGACCAGAGACGTATCAATCTGCGTATTCAACAAGTCGCCGCGCTGTAGCAACGCCTCAAGAGCTTGCGCCCACGACATCTGGGCGTCGATTTCGATGATGGCTTCGAGGTTGGTCGGCAGTTGGTCGCCAAAAGCTGACACATAGCACTCGTCTAAACCCTGGGTAGCCATTCCTCGATAGCTTGAAGACTCATCCCAACCGAAGTTGCCAACGAGCACCAGTGGTTCACCTTGGTATTCGTCGCCGCTTTGGAAGTTGGCTATCGGGTCGAAGTCTTGAGGGAACACTTCTGGCGCGAATGCTGTTCCTTCGGCGTGCTCCATGATGAATGGAGTACCGGGGCCGAATGGGTTGAGCGCCCACACCCGGAGGGAGTTATTATACAAAGACCCCAGTTGGACGGTCGGAACAAAATAATACCCCCAACGGTAGAAATCGCAGTACTCACCATTTATGTCGCAGTTGAACCCGCCCCACTGGTTCATCGGTACACCGACGGTATTAAAGTCCAAAATGTCAAGGTGAATACTGCCAGGGTAGCCAAGCTGGCTGTTGCCGCCCATGGCGTCAATGCGACACAAAGCGCCAGCCGCTCCCCACCTCTCAGTGTTTCGCACCCGGACGACATCGCCCGGCTGGAATACTTGGGCTGGGTGGAGCGATCCGGCCTTCTCTTGCCTCATGTGAAAGGTGAATGTTGGCCCAATAAAGTATGGAATTATGCTTTCTTCCTCCCAGACTTGCGCTTCGGTGCCGCCAACCGCGCTGTCCGATCGCATAATGCTCGAGGGGCTAAACGGCGTGCCTCCCGTGTAACTGAGCGAAGTGACATCCTGCCCATCAGCAGGTATGACAGTCATCGTAGCGCCTGCTGATGCCACGGGCGGCGTGATTGATTCGACCTGGAAGAACGTGTTGTTGAACGTTTGCGACCCAGATACCCTGACCATACCGCTAGGCACTACTAGATCGAACTTCTTGAATACCGTCTCGAAGTCTCCGTCGAGAGGTGACCCGAGCTGGAACGTCACGTTGGCACCGTCAACGACTGCCGTCATATTCTCCGTCGTAATCCCTAGTAGATTCCGCTCGGAGTAAAGTATGAGCTGACCGTTGCCGATGAGTTGTAGCAGTCTCTTCGTCGGCCTGTCGTTTAGGTGAATCAGCGCATCGACGTAAACACGTTTTACGCTAACAGAGGTGCCGCCCTTGCCCCCGCCGCTGGTTGACTCCCGCACCTTTTCGCTCTGGTACATGATGTGCGCGGGCGCACGCACCCTGGCACCAAGCGAGAACGTCCTCGGTGCCCCGACTCCCTGCTCGCTAACTGGCAGACTAGCCAGTTGCGGCTGTCTCGCCTCTTCGGGATCGCCAGACAAAGCCGGATACACAACGGTCTGGTCGATGTAGGCAGCAGCCAATCCAACCGCCCACCCCACGTATGGCACCCCGACGAACATGCCGCCTGCTGAAGCTAATCCTACGACGCCGGTCGCCATGATATCCCCCTGATGTGCCAACCGTGCGCCGCTTGACGCTTGAATAGTGACTCGACTACCTTGCCTCGCTTGCTCCACGCATGGACGCACAACGTGCCGCCCGCTACATCTTGCAACGGAACGACAACATGGCGAGCGCCACCGATGAAAGGCACCTGCCAGATGTGCGCTGTGTCTGGGTCTTCTGCTACGTCGCAGAACTCAGCTAGACCGCTATAGAGCTCTGCCTCTGTCGGCTGGCTTCCGTATAGCTGTATCGGGCCAAGCGGCAACCCTGCGGCAACTGCTGCCGCGTGTGGGACTCCAACGCAATCAACGCCCGATGCGGCGGATCGGCCCGCGTGCGTCACTCGGCAACCTACTAGGTTGATTACCTGATCGGCGTATGCTTGCCAGTTTATCAATCGACTACCTGCCTCCGAATGGTGCCAGCGGTCGGTTCGAGGTCGCTGCCGCCGAAGTTGGCGCGGTTATTGAACTTGGCCTTGCACGTATCCAGTAAACCGTTGCACCCTGGCTTTACGGTAGCCTGATCGCCCACCAGCATCGGCTGCAATGTCGGAACTAGAAGGCGACACTCTCGAGTGATGTAGTCGAAGCCGACGATCGCGCTGACTTGGCCGACGTTGTTGCCAGTCTCCCAGATGATGCTGCCGTCGCGGTAGTAGTCATCTACCTGCCCAGCGGTAGGCGGCGCGAAGCTGCCCGTCGTGAACCGCACAGTCATCAACGAATCGGGAACCGTCGCAACGATTGCGGGTGTGGTGATCGTCGTGCTCGAGATGTCTGCCTTGCAGTAGACGCCGCCGAGTTCGTACTGGCAAGTCTGCGAGAAGTGACCACCGAAGCGCCCGCCGGTTGGCTTCTGTAGTCTCTGGGTGATGCTTTCCATGGTGCCAACGAAGCTACTGCCATCGAAGACGATGCGCGTGATCACACGCTGGTGCCTGCTGTAGATGATGGCCGGACGGCACCAGTCTACGACCATCAGGAACACAGACGCGCCGCGCCACTTCTGTTGTTTGAGCTGCGGAAGCGTGATGCTCTGCCCGTCAATAATGCCGCGCACATCCTGGTCGCCAGAACGCAGAGCACCCTCGCGCCGATCTGCTGACATGCTACCCATGACGATCGGCAAGTATGTGTTCTGCTCGACCGTCACCTTGCGGTCGTGGTCAGTGAACAGGAGAACACTGCCGTCGAGAGCCACCACGCGCAGGCAGTGCGCCAGTTGCTTGCCCCGGTTATATCGCAGCAAGTCCTCGGCCATTTGTCCGGGTCGTGATGTCACAGCACACCCTCCTGGCCGTCGATGTTGCCCGGCACGACCTTAGTCAGCGAAACCCCCGAAGCTACCCTGATGGCATACCCCGGCCAACCGAACCCGCCGGAGATGCTGCTGCTGCTATTGCCTGCCTGGCCGGGATCACCGCCAGCGCCGCCCAGGCCTGCTGGTGCGCCGTTGCCGACGCCGCCACCTAGCCCTGCCGCGTTTAGGTATCCATGTGCTCCGATTCCGCCACCACTGAAGCCACTGCCAGACGGGTAGGTACCATGCCCGCCGTAATGAGCAGCACTGTGGCCCGCTCCCCCGCCGCCGCCGGGACCACTTACAGCGCCAACAGCGCCCCCGCCACCGCCGCCGCCGCCGCCGCCCTGGATTCTGCCGTAGTTGTAGAGCACCGTATTGGTTCGCACATACAGCCCGTCTGAACCGTTGTTGGCCTGGGTGATGCTGCCGTATATCGGGCTACCAGAAGTGCCTCCTGTGATCGCTTGGCCGATGCCACCATGGCCCCCGCGCCCGCTGATGTAGCCGTTCTCTAATACCGTCAGGATGATGATGCTGCCAGCGGGGAAGGTGCCGGTATCCATTGCTTCCCCGCCTTGAGCTGTTGGGAGTCCGATGCCACTCACTCCAACGCCACCAATAGCGCCGGCCGTTGCGCTTCCTTGCGGGCCGACGAAGACGTTGACCCTGACCGGGTTGATACCGGCGTATCCCTCCTGGTCGCATAGCGTGCGGATGTTGACGCCAAGGTTTGTGCCGATACCTAGCTCAAACGTGAACTCGTCGGTGGCTATGATTTCCGGCGGGCTTAGGCTTGCGGTAGAGGTAACCAGTTTCCATGTGCCCGCCTGCGTGGAGT